CGCGCTTTCTGCTCTCCGTTTTCCATTTCCATAATGAGGGTGGCGTGTTGATCTTCCGCTAGATAGTCTGCAGCAATTTCATCTGGAAGGACAGCGTGGACGCCGAGATCAAGTCCCCAGGTTTGGTGTTCTTTCGCGTTGGTTGTAATGATCTGACCGAGCGCGAGTTCGTTGGCGGAGTTTTCGTTGATTGCGACGATGTCCTCGATGGTGGGTTTGAAGTCTGGTGGGGTGAAAGCGAAATTAACTTCCTTGTGGAAGTCGAATTCTTTAGTTCCGCTGTGGCAATCGTAATCTTTGAAGAATTCTACATGGGCCCGGGTGAACAAGTTTTGGGAACGTCCGCTGAGCTTCGGGTCTTGTTCGTGATGGTGTTTGAAGCAACATCCGTGTTTTTCGAGGAAGGTGGTGATTTTCTTCCAAGTTTCTTGAAACCAGCTCGGGGGATCTCCGTTCTTAAGCATGTGGGAGAGGGCTTTCTCGATGATGTAGTGGTCTTGTCCGCGTTGGAAACATGCAAGCAAATAGATGGAGAGGCAGACTTGAGTGAATTCTTCCGTCGTAACGTTCCAGTGCAATTCGACTACTTTTTCGCCGAGGCGTACTTCGTTGACGAGTGTGCGAGCGTAAGCTTTGACGGTGTCGATGTTGAATCCAGCTTCCTTGCGAGCATAGATGAACTCAAAGAGTTTCCGAACTTTTGAAGCGTCAGTGATGACATACTCAATCTCCTGTCTTTTGCAGAAAGAGTTCAAGGCCAGCTTCGTGAAGTTCGGGACTTTGCACAAATTGATGAGTTCGTTCGGGACTTGGTAAAAGAAAGAACCGCCGGCAGTGACTCTGGTGATGTTGAGTTCAAATTGGCTGCCGTTGTGTCGTACCTTTTCGATGGCAATGCCGAAACCGAAAGGAGTGTCCAGGGCACCAGTGGTGAGATAGGACAACCAGTCGGCTCGGTTATGTTCGTATCCGAAAGAGGTGTCACCGAGAAAGTTGAAATGGAGGATTGATTTGTCTCCTTTCCCGGTGGTTTTGAAGCGGTACATGTTGTCGTAATCGGTCCAGGTCTTCGTTTCGAGAGCCTGTACGGGGATGTGCATCCAGGCTTTAATTTGGTGAATTCCGTGTTCCTCCATGCCCAAGGCTAATTGGCCAAGGGTTAAGTCGTACAAAGAATGGACGGCAATGGCAACTTTGGATTGGAATCCGCAGAATTCAAAACCATCCACGCAAAAGGTGTG